GATCCTTGCCATAACCTAGACATCGTACTTACAGGCAATACTGTAGGAACTGCTGCTGGGGATGTAGTCGTAGAAATCGAATACATGGCTAAGTAGAAACGAGACACTCGTGTTTTAACTTGCTTAGCATGGTAATTAATCGAGTAGAGCAGTTAGGTTTGATCCATGTCGCCTAACTGCTCTTCAAAAATATAAAATTAAAACTTACAATGGCTACTTCAAAAACTTCAATTGCTAATAAAGCATTAGGGCATTTAGGTCAAGATCCAATTATCGACTTGGACACTGATGTAAGCGTTCGAGGCGATGCTATCCGTGAAGTTTACGAAGAAACTATTGATGAAGTACTTAGAGATTTCGATTGGAAATTCGCCATATTTAGGAAAGATCTAAATGCAGATTCTTCATATACTGCTGCGGATTATTCTTACAGATATATACTCCCGACAAACCCCGCACTATTAAAATTTTTAAATATAGTTGACGCGCCAAGAGAAAAATATGCTCTTGAAGGGGGGTACTTATACACGAACTTGTCTACAGTAAGATTGAGATATATCGGTAGAGTTACTGACCCAACTAAATTCGATGCTACTTTTGTAGAAACCATAGCTTTAAAATTAGCTGCGGTAAGGGGATATAAAATCACAGGCAATCAAGGATTAGCCGATAATTTTTTAGCTAAATATGAGAAGATAAAACTAGATGCTCAATCGAATGATTCCCAAGAAAAAGTCCAATCCTATCAGGACGACAGTGTGTGGGAAGCTACAAGAGATATGGGGCCGTCATCTTTCATAGGAGACTATGTCTAAAGAAATTTCTACAGATATTCATCAAACTAATTTTGGCGCAGGAGAACTTGACAGTTTTATTGACGGTCGAGCGGATTACGCGCCGATCTATAGTGCATTAAAAACCGCAGAAAATGTAGTAATTTTACCCGAGGGCGGGGCTTACCGAAGAAAAGGCACCCGATTTATTTCGCCCGCGTACGCGCATAGCACCAAATCAAGGCTTATACCTTTTCAGTACAGTTTAGCTCAATCGTATGCATTAGAGTTTGGAAATTTAAAACTAAGATTTTTCAAAGATAAAGCTAGGTTAGTAGAAACAGCTAAAAATATAACTGCTATAACTAAAGCTAATCCAGGAGTAGTAACTTCTGCGGCACATGGGTACTCTAATGGAGACTTATTAGTACTCAAAGACATTGGTGGCATGGTAGAATTAAATGATACTGAAGTGACGGTAGCCAATGTAACCACAAATACCTATCAGTTATCTGGGGTAAATACTTCGGCGTTCACTACCTACACATCAGGTGGCACTTCGCAAAGAGTTTACCAAATTACAACGCCGTTTACAGACAGTGAAGTTTTTGGTATAAAAAAAGCCCAAAAAAACGATGTGACTTATTTAGTGCATAAAGACCATTGGCCTCAAAAATTAATACGGGTAGGGGATTTAAGTTGGACTATAGAAGATGTAGAATTTCAGAAGGGGCCTGTGATGGATCAGAACATAGTCTCTACAGATAAATTGACATTAACAGGAGGCACTTGGACTGAAGGTGCGTCTGTAACTATAACAGCTTCTGGTGGGCATACCCCTTTTGTAGTAGGACACATAGGCGCGTTATTTAAAGTGGCTAACGACGCAAACGACACCCATACCGCTTGGTTTAAAATAACAGCTTTTACCAGTTCTACCGTAGTAACTGGCGAAGTCTTATACGATACAGTACCCGCAGAATTGAGAAGCGGCGGCGGGACATTCTATTGGAATGAAGGTGCATTCAGCACTTACCGAGGATTCCCGAGAGCCATAGCTATTCATGAACAAAGATTATTTTTAGCGGGTGTGGTTTCAGATCCGGGTAAAATATGGGCTAGTAGAACTAATGGGGATTACGAAAATTTTGAAACGAATTCTACCGATGTAAGCGCAGCTTTTAACATTAAAGCTGCCAGTGGAAACCAAGATGTTATCGAATGGTTAGTTTCGGATGAAGTGCTTTTTGCAGGATCAACTAACACTATTTTTAGATTAAAAGCTTCAGCAAATGGGGGAGCGATGTCGAACGAAGATGCGGATATTAAACCTCAAAGTCGTTTTGGGTCGTCAGCGTTACAGCCAGTATTTGTAGGAGAATCTCCATTTTATACTGAAAGAGGGCTTACTAAAATACGATCCCTTGGCTATAATGTATCTAAAGATAAATATTCAGCCAGTAATGCCACTATCAGAGCAAGGCGTATAACTTCGTCAGGGGTAACTCAAATGGAGTACGCCCAAAATCCTGTATCACTAATGCTAGTCCCAAGAGTAGACGGGCAGATAGCTAATTTAACTTTAGAAGAAGAGCAGCAAGTTTTTGCCTGGACTAGATCAATAACAGCCGGGGTATTTGAAAGTGTTTGCGTTTTACCGTCAGAAGATAATGTGGATACTATGTATTTTGTAATCCAAAGAACCATCAACGGAGCTACTAAACGATACATAGAAGCCTTGGATTTGTCTTTAGAAAATGATGACTTAAACTGCTTTTATGTAGATTCAGGTTTAACTTATGATGGTACAAAATCAGTAGGTCTAATCTTGTCAGCTATTACTGGATCGTCAGTAACGGCTACTGCGGCAAGCTCTTCTTTCGCCTCATCAGATGTTGGCAAATTCATCCACGAACTTGGGGATCTACGCGGCAGAGCTGAGATCATCGGCTACACCAGTGGCACTGTAGTCACTGTAAAAATTCTTGAAGATTTCTCAGCTGTAGGTTTAGACGCAAACGCTTGGGGCATAGCCGTAGACACGGTGTCAGGACTTGACCATTTAGAAGGAGAGACTGTAGATATATTTGTAGATGGAGCAACGCTTCCAACTTTAGAAGTGACTTCGGGTCAAATCACTTTCGCAGAAGGGACTATACCGGGTGTGATAATCCATGTAGGGCTAAATTTCGTAACTACGATTAGCCCCATGAATTTAGACATAGGTTTTAATGCCCCTGCTGGCACAAATGCGTCAGCGCATAAAAAACGAAAATTAGGAAGAGGCTTCGGTAAATTTGAAGAAACCCGAGGAGGCACTTATTCAGTAGATGGCCGAAATAAAGATGTACTATTTAGATCTCAACAAGATGCTATGGGCAAAGCAGTACCGCTTTTCACAGGGTACAAAGAATTAAATTTTAGCAGCAATACTGAAAGAGAATTAGATTTAGAAGTTATCCAAGCTGAACCACAGCCGATGCACCTGAAGTCAATAACTACGGGGGTTTCAATTGTTGGTTAAAATAATCCCGTTTGCTTTAGACCACATAGACTTGATCAACCATAAAATAAAATACCCCAGCATTTTGCATTTTAAAGCTGACATAGATACTTATGAAGAGCAAGGTGACAAGGCTATAACTTGCGTAAAAGACGATAAAATTATTTTTAGTTGTGGGCTTAAACGAATCAATCCTGGGGTAGCTCATGTATGGGTTGCGCCGAGCGTCTATTGTGATACAAATAAATTTTTAGTTTATAAGACAATAAAGAAATTACTTGACGATCACGCAGAAGAGTTCAAACTCCATAGAGTTCAAACCACAATAGAGCCCGCATTTATAAAATGGATTGAATTTCTGGGCTTTGAAAAAGAGTGTGTATTTAAACAGATTAAAGCCGATAAAGGCGATTTATATTTTTATGTGAAATTTTATCAGAATTAATTATGGGCGCAGCAGTAGTAATGTTAGCCTCTTCAGCAGTAGAAGCCGGAGGAGGAATCGCAGGAGGAATAGGAGCTAATAAGGCAGCTAAGAAACAAGCCGCTATATATGATGACGAAGCCAATGCTGTACTTCGCCAAGGGGCTTTTGAAGAAGCTCAAGCTGCGAGATCGTATGACAGATTATTAGGTGAGCAAAAACTAAATATAGCCGCCTCAGGTAGAGAACTAGAAGGGTCTCCGCTATTAATTTTAGATCAAACTATTAGGGACAAAGAAGAAGAGATAGCCAATATAAAATACAACACTGGAAGAGCCAGAGACAGATTAAGATCGGCGGCTAAACAGTCTAAACAAGCTGGTAGAGCTGCGCTAACCTCAAGCATTATTGGGGCTTTTGGCGTAGCAGGAAAAGCGTATGGTCAATACTCAGCAGCTAAAAACCCGTCTAAACAAGCACTTTCAACAGGAGGCACTGCGTAAACATGGTAGCAATCCCCGTATCACAAGGCCCTAGAGTTTCACCGCAAGCCTCGCCTAACGCCGTTGCTCCCTCTATGCAACAAGCATCTTTGATTGGAAATTCAGTAGCCGCGCTAGGGGACACAGTATCAAAAGTGGCAGCCCAAAGAATAGAGTTTGACACACGCAGAACCCAGGCATTGCAGTCTGCAAAAGCCTTAGACTATTCTTCTAAAATAAAAGACATAGATAATCAGTTTGAACTTGCTGCACAGCAAGTGCCGTCTACGCCAGATCAATTCGGGAATATGTCTGAAAAATTTTCTAAAGACCGAGATAAAACTATTCAACAATTATTAGACCAAGAGCAAGACCCAGTAGTTAGAGATTTGGCGCAAAGGCATGCGGTCAATTCTTCGGTAGACCTACGAGATAAATTCAACAGATTTCAATTGTCAAAAGAAGCTGAGTATGGTCAGCATGTCATTACTACAAGACTGGATGATATTGGAGAAAGGCTTTTAAAAACTAGTGATCCTAGAACTATTAATGCACTTAATTCAGAGATGAATGTAGTTTTAAAATCGGGTATCCAAGCTAGATACATCGACTTTAATTTTGTAGAAAGATACCAAGATAAGCAGCAACAGATTGCAGCTAAGCGTGAAGCTGAATACACTCAAAGAGAAGCTTTAAATAGCTATCTCGACGGCACCGCTTTCGCGGATCCGAATAATGCGGCAGATCGTAAATTAGTAGACGGGGCATTCAAAAGAATGATCGAATCGCAAGACCCTAACTTACAAGCACAAGCAGTTAAATTAGCGGGTAAGACTGGGATTGTGCCAAGTCAATTGGTCTCAGAGATTTCTGGTAGATTAACCGTAGGAACTCCAGAACAAAAAGTTAAAGCCGCGCAAATTATCGGGGATTTAATTACGGAGAATCCAAGGTTAGTTTCTGCTTTCCCAGCGTCTACTCAAGCTATGGCAACTGTGATTAATAATAGCATAGAAGCAGGAGTTAGCTCGCAGAAAGCAGTAGAATTTGCTGAAAAAGACATCAAAGAAAATAAGAGTTTTGACCGTTCTCGAAGAGAACAAACTTATAACTTAGATAGTTCTAAAAAAGTTCGCGAAGAAAGAGTGCAAAAAGTATCTTCAGAACTAGCAGATCAAGGGATGTTTTCTTTTGACGCTCAAGTACCAGACGCGGTTATTGGCCAGCATGAATTTTTGACCAAAGAATATTACATGAATGAAGGTCTAAGCATGGAGGCGGCAAGCGCACAAGCTACGAAGATCATTAAAAGCCAATGGGGAGTAACAGAAATTGGGGGCAAAAAAAGACTTCAAAAATATTCACCAGAGGCTGTGTACAGCGTACCGGGTGTATCTAATAAATGGATTAGAGACCAAGCGGTAGAGACCGTAAGATCTACTGGATTATTTCCAGAAGCTTCTTCAAAAGAAGTTAATAAAAACATAGAGCTACACCCAGACCCCGATTCTATCTATTCAGGCAAACCTTCATATCTAGTAACTACAGTAGTAAATGAGTATGGATTACGAGATATAGTTAGAGACGAAAAAAACCAACCTGTGCGCTTTACCCCAGATTTTTCTAAAACGGATCACTATAAAAAATCAGTAGCCGCGAGAGACGCACTAAGCATTACCCCAGAGGAATTTGCTCAGCGGATATATAAATCCCGAAAAAACGAAACCGCCTCGCCAAGTACCCCGTACTTTAAAGGACAATTTAACGATGGAGGCATTATAAAATGAGAGGAAGCCCATTGATACCAGTATTAAATCCTTCAGCGAATGCGGTAGAAACTATCCAAGAAAATGATAATTTTATTTCTGGGGATTTAAATTTAAAAACTTCGACAAACTCTAGGTTAGCTTTAGCCAAAGCTTTGAATAGAGATACTGAAAATACAATCGCTAGTATTGATGCTCGGCAAGCTTGGGAAGCTTCTATAAACGCGCCTAAAAAAACTACGCCTTTCAGCCAGACTTTGAAAGCCACGATCCTAGATACTCCTGTGGCTAACTATGTTGCTAGGATAATAAACGGAGAATATGCAGTAGATGCTTCAAACCCTAATTACGATCCATATCCCGAAATAAAAGGTACTGAATATGAACAGCATTGGGAATATTTCTTAAATGCTAATGGCCCTACGGATGTAGTGAGATTTAAAAAACAAATAGATAGGGAAAGTTCAGTGAGAGATACTTTAGCCTCTTCTTCGATAGTGGCTCAATTAACAGCAGGAGTATTGACTCTCCCGTTAGATCCTATCAATTTTATACCTGTGGCGGGTAGTGCTTACCGAGCTACTAAAACAGGCAGGTTTTTAGCAGGTGCGGCTAATACTGCGGCATCAGGAGCGTTAGGTGCAGGTCTTTCTGAAGCAGTTTTACAAGCTACTCAAATCACTAGAACTCCTGAAGAATCCGTAGCAAACATTGCTGCTGGTACTGTGTTGGCTGGCATCTTAGGAGGGGCTGGAAGCCTTTTATCTAAACAAAAATTCGATGAGCTAGCTGACAAAGTACAGAAAGATATTCAAGATGAATCCCCAGACTATTACTTTGATGCTGATGGTAATATTGTGCAACAAGGTGGAGAATCGCTATCTGCTGCGGTAACTCCCGTGCCAAGAGCGTTACAAACCACGAGTGCTGAAGAAGGGATCTATAAAGGCCCTTTGAACATCGCAGGTGGATATAACGCAAGCACTAAATTTAGCCCCAATCAAAGAGTTTTGAGTTCAGACAGTGTAGTTGCAAAAAGGGCTATTCAAGGTTTAGTGCGTCAAAATTTATACTCACCAAAAAATTTAGAGGGAATTGCTAACGCTGCTTCAGTGGAAAACAATTTAAAACTGTATGACGCTGGGCTTGCTACTGCACTTAAAGAAAGCAGGAATAACTACAAAAAATTTAGAGATAGCCTTATTGAGCAAGGCGGAAATCCGCTTTCTCTACTGAATCCGAAAGCGGCTGATACCAGACTGAAAGAATACAATTCAAAAGTATATGACGCTCTAATAAGTGGGGACACGCACATCCTACCTGAAATAGAAGCTTCAGCCAAAGTATTTAGAGACCAAGTGTTTGAACCCCTGAAGAAAGAAGCTATTGAAGTAGGTATTTTAGACGAAGATGTGTCAATAGAAAACGCCACTAGCTATTTAATGATTCAGTATGACAAAGGTAGGATCGTAGCTCAAGAGCCAGAGTTTAGGAAGTTTATCGCCCAAGAAGTTAAAGACACTTTGGTACCTTCTATCCAAAAAGAGCATGAAACTAAAATGGCTACTTTAGCCAATCGTTCTCAAGAGGCTTATCAGAGAGTAAAAATTTTAGAAGAAGAATTAGCCCGAGTAAAAGCCTCAAACACTAAAGCAGCCAAAGGCAAGCTCTCTGCAAAAGGGAAGTCTGAAACCCTATTTAAACAAGCCGCAGGAGACACTGCTCTTAATGACGAAGAATTACTACGCGTTTTAGATTCATATAAAGCCGCGGCTAAAACTCTAAGAGAAGAAACTAAACCGCTTGCACTATCTGATTTTATACGGGCTAGAGGTGGCGTGTTTGATAAATCTGGTAGATTAGAAAAAATATTTAATTCTCGGAATCGACTTTCTAAAGGTATCTCAGCTAAAGAAAAATTGTCAGATGTGAACGGCGAAAAAGTCAATACAGACATGAAAACCTTTATTGATACCGCTTGGCGTGAAGGATATTTCCCAGAGTATGACGCGCCTCCTAAGACCATGGAATTTTTATCAATCTTGGAGGACGAACTAGATGGGGTAGAAACTAGATTTTCAATGAAAGATTTAGATCAAGCAGATAAAATTCAACAAGCTAAAGAATTTTTAAACCAAGTAGGCGACTTTGGAATTGACATTGGGAAAATCAGAGATGCTAAAACTTTAAGAGAAACTCAAATAGGTGGTAAGTCTTTCAGAGATATTTTAATTAGTCGTGAAATTTCTGCGCTAAAAAATAAGATTAAAACTTTAGACGATAAAGCTACTCTCCGTAGACAGCGTTTTGAATCTAATGTTGGGGATAGTCCAGACGAATTTGCGAACACTATCGCAGCAGATATAACTAGAAAAATTATTGGATTTGATAACATTAAAGGCTCACTGCCTTATGATCTAAAGATCGGAGTAAGAGGCCCAGCTAAAGAAAGAACTTTAAATTTTATCCAGCAATCTAAATTAAAACCTTGGCTGGTAACTGACATTGAAAAACTTGCTAGGGACTACACAAGAGTAATGGGCACAGATGTTCAATTGCAAAAACAATTTGGGGATTTAAACCTAGAAAAAGTTTTGGCGAATGTTTCGGAAGAGTACGAATTATTACGGGCTAAAGCTACTACAGAAAAAGAAAGGACTAAGTTAAAAAGCCAAGAGGATAGTGTTAAAAATGATCTAGTTAGTCTGAAAGATGTTGTGCGCGGGAGTTATGGGCAATCAGCTAACCCAGATGCGTTCATACCAACCGCAACTAGGAATTTTAGAAATTTTAATTATTTAACCAAAATGGGGGCTGTAGTTTTAGCTTCTGTAGTAGACACTGGAAACATTGTTTTAAAACACGGGCTTACCAGATTTATGAAAGACGGAGTTATCCCGCTGATAACTAATATTAAAGGTTATAAATTAGTTGGCAAAGATACCAAATTCATAGGGAACGCCAGTGAAGTTATCCTTAGATCAAGAGTTAATATGCTTGGGGATTTAAGTAACCCATATTCTACAAAATCTTCTTTTGAAAATTTTGTAGGAGCGTTAACCCAGAATTTTAGCAAACTAAATATGTTGAGCCAATGGACAGATTTTTCTAAAAATTTAGCGTCTATGGTAATCCAAAAAAGAGTGGCGACTGAAATCGGAAATTTAGTTGACAATAAAATTACCAATAAAAACAAAGCCTATTTAGCTCTTCTTGGCATTGATGAAAGAAATGCCAAGAAGATTTATAACCAAATAAAAAAGCATAGAACCGTTGAGGAAGGTTTGCCTATATTAAACCTAAATAAATGGGGTGATAGGGATGCTTTTGAAGCTATGGCTAACGCGCTAAATTTAGATATTGATAGAACTATAGTCACTCCCGGAGCCGGAGAAATCCCATTAGCTTTTAGATCTGAAGTAGGTAAAACGCTTTTCCAATTTAAATCATTTTTAGTAGCCGCTAACCAACAGATAACTATCGCAAGCATGCAGCAAGCTGACGCAGCGGTAGTTTCAGGAATAGTTACTTTAGTAACTATGGGGATGTTTGTTTATGCCATGCAGAAAATCATTAGAGGAGAAGAGCTTTCAGATAATCCTATTGATTGGATTGTAGAAGGCATCGACCGTTCAGGGCTAGTTACCGTCCTTTCTGAAGTCAATGGTTACGCAGATATTTTAGGAGTTGGTGTTAGAAATGCTACAGGTGCGCGACAAGCTAGTAGAACTAAAGGGCAAGCCGTAGTTAGTAGAATGGGTGGGCCAACAGTTAGTTCTTTCATGGACGCTACGGATGTTACAGTGGCTACAGCTAAAAAAACTTTTGGAGATCATACTTTCACCGAAGCCGAGCAACGCAAAGCCATTAAATTGTTAATGTACAATAATTTATTTTATGTACGCGGGCCATTAGAATATCTAAATAAAAGCTTGAACAAATAAAAACCAACCCTTAATTTAAATTTATATAAAAATTTTATCTAAAATAGAATGACAATTACAAACGAAAATTCAAGGAATGACTACACCGCAAATGGCGTAGCTACTGAATATGATTTCACCTTTAAAATTTTAGACGAAACCCAAGTACAAGTAGTAGTTGCGGACTTAGATGATGTGGAAACTATTTTGGAATTAACCACAGATTACACAGTTTCTTTGGACGCTGACACTGGCTTAGGAACTGTAACTTTAAACGACCCAGTTACTTCTGGGTACGCTATAACCTTGCTACGCAACATGGATTTTGAGCAAAATACCGCATATCAAAATCAAGGGACTTCTCAATTCCCAGGTGCTTCCCATGAAAAAGCTTTAGATAAAGTTACCCTTTTGGCCTTACAATTAAAAGAGATTTTGAATAGGTCTTTTATCCTTCCAAAAACTTCTCAACTTTCTGGGCTAGAAATCCCTGTAAATGCTAACACATCAGGTAAATCCATTATCGTAAATGCTGCTGGTGATGGGTTGGATGTTAAAGATTTAGCTGATATTTCAGCGGCGGCATTCAGTACTTTAGGTCTATCTTTAGTAGCTGCTGAAACCGCAGCAGCTATTCGGGTTTTAGCAGATGCCCAACAACTAAACGCTAACTTAACAGCTCTCGCGGGGCTAACTGGCGCAGCAGATAAGATACCATATTTTACTGGCGCAGGTGCTTTGAGTCTATTAACTAAAGGGTATCAGTTTAAAGGGGTTCAGGTTTTCACTTCATCAGGGACATGGACTAAACCTGCTGGTTGCCTAGCCGCGGCTGTAGAAGTTTTTGGCGGCGGGGGTCAAGGTGGGTCAGCCCTCAATGGGGCAAGCATTGCTACTGGCGCGGGTGGGGGTGGGTATTCTTACAAATTCATTACCTCTGGGTTAGGAGCAACTGAAACAGTAACTGTAGGACCGGGCGGCTCCGGAGGACTTGCAACTCAGAATGGCGGGAATGGAAGCACTTCATCTTTTGGGGCGCATTGCTCGGCAACAGGCGGAACGGGTGGGAAAAATACCCAAGGTGCTGGGGTGGGTTCACATGGTTCTGGGTCGGGGGGCGACCTCAATTTACAAGGCAGCTCAGGAAATGTCGGGTATACCACTTCTCTGCAAGGCGACGGCGGGGGTGCGCCAAGAGGCGGTGGGTCTGCTGGGGGAGGTATTGGCGGAACAGGAGGAAACGGGAAAAACTATGGCGGCGGCGGCGGAGCAAGTGCTACCACAATCCCAGGAGGCAATGGAGCTTCAGGTGCTATTATAGTTTATGAATATTATTAGGAGATAAAATGTTTGCTTTAGTATACGATAAAAAAGTGGTTCAGATTGAAGAGTTTAAGTTTGAAACAGCAGAAGATCTGAAATGGATTGAGTGCGATTCTTCGGTAAAAGTCGGATATTTTTACCTAAATAATACATTCAAAGACTCAGACTTAACAGAAGCCGAAAAAGTAATTAAACTACGAGACGAAAAGAAAACGGCTTTGAAGAAATTACGCGAAGAAAATACTGCCAAGCCTACACCTAAGGATAGCAGCTATTTAATAAGTGTTGGGGGCATTAATGCAACATTTGTTCTTAAATCGGGCGAACTCCCGATGTTAAATTCGACAATTTCGTATTTGACTAGAAACTCTAAGCAGACTAGACCTTGGACAGATGTGACGGGAACCCGAAGAAATCTGTCTTTAGCTAACTTTCAATCCCTACACGACCACCTTTTAGTACGCGACGAAATTGAATACTCGCTCTATGCTAAAAGACTAGCGAAACTAGAAACTTTAACGGATTCTAAGGCTATCGAAAGCTTTGATATTAACGAAATTTTTGAGGTGTAAATGGAGAAAGCAAATACTACCCTTGGCGAGATTGTAGGTTCAACCCCTTTTAATTTATGGGCTTTCGTAGCCGCTATCGGGTATTCGATATGGAGATTTGCTTCGTGGTTTGTTTTGAGAGAGCGGATCCAGTTTTGGAGGGAAGTCAATATTAAGATAAAAGATAGCGCAGACACTTTAAAAACCGATATGGACGCGCAATTTGCGTCAATTCAAAAGTATCTTAGCAAAGCTATCCATGGTAAAAATAATGAGGTAGCCGCTAGGGACGGGGTCATTAATGAGTCTAACGAAGCTATGCTTAAAGCTTTAAACACCATATCAAAATTACGAACTGAACTTGAGGAGGCGAATGCCCGACACATGCGATAGACCCCCAACCAATATGGAGGTTGTCTTTAAAATTGTAAAATTAATATTTAAGTCTAAACTCCATGGGACTTTACTTTTATTGACACTACTTTGTGGAACTTTTTTTGGCGCAGCTAAACTATCTTTTGCGGATTGTGTAGCTGGTGCTCAATTTTTATTAGGAGCTTTCTAATGAAAAAATATTTAATGTTTTTAGTACTAGTTTCAACTTTCGCCTATTTCTTTTTTAGACGAGGGGAAAGTAATTGCCAGAAAATAGAGACTATCAACCAACAAGAAAATCAAATTGAAATACAACATGAAACTATTGAAACTAAAATATTTCAGCAAAAAATTATTAGCAAACCTGCTAACTCTATTGATATTACTGCCCGCCAACGCTGGTTGCAGTTGGTTAAAGCCGAAAGAGGTTATAGTTTATAGCGATACTTTTTGCAGTAAACATGTACCTCTAAAAAATAGTAAAGATATTGATGCAGATATGGTTAAAATTTCGGTTGACTTATTTGAATATATAAAAGTAAATGAAACCGTTGCGGTTTGTGAATGTAAAAACACAATCCAAGAAAAAAATAAATGTTACCAACAATTTTTAGATTTAGAAAATGCCTAGTTTTAGCGTAGCTTCGAGAAAGAAATTAAGTACTTGTGATAACAGGCTACAAAAGCTTTTTAATGAAGTCATTAAAGAAGTAGACTGCTCCATTATTTGTGGGGCAAGAACTTTAGAAGAACAGCAAAAAGCTTTTGTTGGTGGTTTTTCTAAAATAGACGGTGTGACTAAAAAATCAATGCACCAAGTAAGTGCCGAAAGACCTTTATCATTGGCGGTAGACGCGTTACCGTACCCAATAAAATGGGACGATGTGACTGGGCACACAATTTTTGCTAGAAAAGTTTTAGCTACCGCTAAGAAATTAGGCATCGAAATAGTCTGGGGTGGGAATTGGAAAAACTTTAAAGACCGTCCGCACTACGAATTAGTTTTATAATTTTTGTTAATTTAATTAGATTTTACTTATGAAGTCCCCATTAACCTCGAGTGGTTTTAGTAAGTCTGTGACAAAGATTACTTCTTACACAACCCCAAATACTTATTCTTACACGCCAACTGTTGGCGCTAAAGTTATTGAAATTTTCGCTTCTGCTGGTGGCGGAGGGGGAGGTGGTGGAGCCAGACATCTTTTGGCTTCGTCTTCATCTGGCGGTGGGGGTGGTGGCGCTGGGTCTAAAGCTTACGGTAAATTTCAAGTTAGCACTTTAAGAGTACCAATTTCAATAACCGTCGGTGCTGGTGGTGCTGGTGGTTCACGAGCTTTAACAGATTCCACGGCTGGTACTTCTGGATCTAACGGCGGGGCAACCACAGTAGATTCTATTTTAAGAGCTGGACGAGGTGGTTTTGGACAAGGTGGACAAATTGGAGTTTTATCTTCTGGCGGTGGGGGTGGTTCTGATCTGTTGATTTCTGTTTTTGGCGATGCCGTTGGCAGTACTGGAGCAAATTTTGCGTCAAATGGTGGTGTTGGAATTGCCGGAACTCAATCAACAACAACCATTAATGGTAATTACGGTGGCAGTGGTGGTGGCTCCTCAGCTGTCGGAGTAGGTAATTACGGTGGCGCTTTTGGCGGACAAAATGGGGGTGGTGGAAGTGGTGCTGGGTTGGTCGTTAGTGCGGTTGCTGGGCAAACTGGTGGAGCCGGCGCACTTAATCAATGGAACCCTAACGGAACGGGCGGAACTGCTGGAAATGCTGGAACCGCTGCAACTTCGGCAACTGTTGCAACCAAAGGTTTTACGGGGCTTGCTTCTGCTGGTGGTGGTGGTGGCGGAAGCTCGCCAACTGTAGGTGGCAATGGAGGAGCCGGTGGGCAATTTGGCGGTGGCGGTGGAGGCGGCGGTTCATGTCAAAATGGTGGAACTGCTGGAAATGGTGGTGCTGGTGGTAATGGCGCTGTATTTATAATTGAATATTTTTAACTCATATGATTTTTCAAATTTACAAAAATGGCGATGATATTCAAATATTCATTCGCCCAAAAAATTCAGTAGTCAATATTTTCATTGGGTCTTGCAATAAAAAAACCAATGAAATTTTTGAGGACAGTTTCGACAATTTCAAAGCTTGGAATGATCAACTTGTAAAAATCGGGGTCAAATTAAAATCAATCCCCGAAGCGTATGAATTGTTAATTTCAAATTTAAAAGCCGAGAAAAAAGCCGAAATTAATTCTCAAAAAGAAACTAATATTTCGCGCAGCGTTCTTTGTAAACTTGGTGGGATTGACCATTATTTTCAAAGAGATGTTAAAGCAGAATTATCTTGGAAAAGCGCAAAAAAAAGCGGCAAAACTTATCAATGGGTAACTGAGGGCAATA